AGCGGAAGTCGGTCGGCTATCGGCACACACAACCGGCATGGCAGCTGATATATCTGTTCGGGGTGGTAATGCCTACACATTAATAAAGCACGCAACAAACATGGGTTTCACCGGGCTTGGTGTTAGCCAAAGCGGTGATGGTCGATTTGTGCATTTAGATATTTTAACAGCCGACGACGGGTTCCCAAGACCATGGATTTGGAGTTATTAAAATGATGGGTTTATTTAGCAAAATGATGGGTTCTGAAAAAGCTCTTGGAAGCGCCATAGACGCAGTAAAAAATGGTTTAGATGCGCTAGTGTATACTGACGAAGAAAAAGCCACAGACGCGGCTAAAGAGCGCTCTGAAGCACGTTCGATGGTGGTCGGATGGATGCAAGCAACGCAAGGTCAAAATTTAGCCCGGCGCTTTATTGCGTTGATGGTCACAATCATTTGGGCATTGCAATATGTGGTTGCAATGGTGGTCGAGGCGGTTGCCTTATGGCTACCATCTGAGGCTGCTCGGCTTAGTGCCACAGCTGACAGCATTCGTTCTGGTGGCGAACAGGTCAATGGTGTGTTCTTATTGGTGGTCGGATTTTACTTTGCAGCTCCGCATTTGGATAAAATTGTCGGCAGCGCCATGGGTAAAATGACCGGAAATCAGCCAAAAAAATAATCATTTAAAATTAATTTTAAAAATAGTGAATTATTTGTAGACATGTTTTAACAATTCGTTAATGTGGGGTTAAGTTAATTAAAAAGGAGATGGGAATGAAAATAAAACTGCAACACTTGGCAAAGGTTATTTGCCGACAACACAATGTCAGCAAAGATGACTTTTTTGGCGGTTGTCGGAAGCGTGAATTTGTAAAACCAAGGTTTGTTTTTTATCACATTGCAACCCAAGGGCTTGGTTATAGCTATTGTCACACAGCAAGGTTTTTGGGTGGTCGTGACCATACCACAGTCATCAGCGGCTCAAATAAAGCGTTCAAACGTGGATGGGTTGATAATCAAGATTATATTATTGATTTGGCAAAAATTGAGGCCAAAAATTATAGCACAAACATTATTGAGGGAGTTAAAAAATATGAAGCTGTCAAGAACCACTAAAGGTTACACGCTCACAATGTCTCAGCATGAGCTTGATGTTTTGGAAACCATCTACAGTTCGGGTCAACTAAACTTTACCGATGCTTTGGAATCTGGAGCTTTCAAAGAGCAGAGCAAAGGTTTTATCACTGCCGCAAAAAAGGTCGGCAACCATCAACAAAAAGATTATTTTTTGCCAAGGAGGGAGAGCACATGAAAACTAAAGATTATCAAATTTTTGAGCGTCGCGAAGGTTACTGGGTGATAGCTCATGTTGTTGGCGAAACGCCAAGCGGTTTGCAAAGCGGCATAACTGATTATCAACATCGTTATAAATATTACGACTGCGGCTTTCCGCAGAACCAAACAGGGTTGACTTGTGACTTAAAACGATATTACAAATTGTAACGGGAGATTTATTATGGATGATGTAAAAATTTATTTGAAGGCTAGTGACGCTAAACGATTTAAGGTTGTGAAGCCGATTGAGATAACCATTTGGAATTTACTGGTTTACGCTTTGCAGTATTGTTTGCTGATGGGATTGCTGATGATGGTCATGTTTTTCGGCTTTTTTGTTTTGTAGGAGATGGAGATGGATAATGAATTAAAACAACATCCAATGGTGTATGTCAGGCATACACCTGTTGATGGCTGGCCTTGTGAAATTTGCACCCGTGGCGACGATAATATTTATCAAGTCACTTTGGTCAGTAAAAATGCACTAATAAACTTGATTAGTGCGTCCGCAGATTTGCTCCGCGCATTTGAAGCGGAGGAATCGCGTGTTGAACGTGCGGCAGACATGAAACATTTGGAGGAAAACAATGACGAGTAAATGGGTAGGTCTAAGCGACAAAGAGGCGTTCATCGAAATCTTTAACGATACGGTCGCCATCACCAAGTTTATTCATAAGCATCGAGGCTCGATGCCTATTGAGGATTTGATGGACAGTGTTATGTGGAAGATGGAAACGTTGACCGGGATTGTTCCTGATGACAATGGGTTGTAATAACAAACGTTGTTGGGCGAAATTAAAATGTATGCGGTTTCAAAAACGTCATGAATTGTTATCGACAATGTATGCGCCAGACGGTGTGTTGTGCGTCAAATTTTTAAGCGAAAGAAAATACAATGAAACTATTGAATTTTATGCAATCACATCAGATGACTGATGAAAAGATGGCAGAGAAAATCGGAGTGACCCGAATTGCGGTCTATATGTATAAGGTCGGTCAGCGCATACCAAGAAAAGAAATTATGAAAAAAATTCGTGATGTCAGCGATGGAAAAGTGCAGCCAAATGATTTCTACTAATAAAATATTTGTTTACCGCTTGCCTATACCGCCATCAGTCAACTCGTTATGGCGCATCACAGGTCGCAGAATGTATCGGTCAAAGAAATATATGCAATTTATTGTGGATTGTGAAAAGGCTTTGGAAGGTCAGCAAAAGCCAGCAATTGATTACAATTTTGACGTTGAAATCATAGTTGGTAGACCATCCAAGCGTCGCATGGATATTGACAACCGGGGCAAAGCCATTATGGATGTGTTACAGCATTTGGAAATTATCACCGACGATTGTCTAGCAAATAGGGTGACAATGATGTGGTCGAACGACATTACCGATTGCAAAATAACGATTTCAGGGTCAGCAGCGCACTAACATAATTTTGAGGGACACAAAATGAACGCATTTAACAGACATGGTATTTATCGGCTTTCATATTCACACATGGATATGTTCAGGACAGACCCAGCTGCGTGGTTAATGCGTTACCCGCTAAAATACAAAGGCGGCAGCAACCCAAACATGGCACGCGGAAACGCAGTTGAGCATGGTTTGGAGCAGTATTTGTTGGACGAATTTGGCGTTATGGGTCTTGCAGAAGCCACAGAGGCAGCAGAAAAGCATTTTATGCGTGAGACTGCCCTGATGCCAAAGACCGACGCCAGAGAAGCCGCGTTGAAGGCGATTCCAGGTTGGATGGAGCAAGCCATTGATGCTTTTGCGGGGTTTGGCAAATGCGTATCGAGCCAAAATAAACTGACATTAAATTTAGAAGATGTGCCGGTTGAGATTGTTGGATATGATGATTTTGAATTTCAAGGCGACCCGATGTTGTCGGTGGATTTAAAGACAACAATAAAGTTGCCAAGTAAAATCAGCGACAATCACAAGCGCCAAGGTGCTTTATATCAGGCTATGAGGCCAAATCACAAAATCATGTTTTGTTATGTCACTCCAAAAAAGTGGGCGGCATACGAAATCGACCCGGTCGAAAGCATTGAGCTGGTCGAAGACTTTAGAATTTCCGCAAAGAAAATGGAGCGCTTGTTGTCGTTGACTAACGATAGCAAGGAGCTTGCCGACATCTTTGCGCCAAGCTATTCCAGTTTTTACTGGAGTGACCCGATTATGCGTGCCGAGGCCAAGCGCATTTTCGGGGTTTAAATGGTGGCCTTTTTAAAATAGGAAAATGTTAAAATGTTAAATTTATCGAACACGAATGCAAACAAAGATTATTTACCTTATCTGGCTTATAAGGCTAGCTTAGGACGTTGGGCAACGAAAGAAAACGATGTCGAGCTGAAGCAAGCGATTTGGGATTTGGCTAATATTAAAACTGGTTGGGCAAAGCTAGAGCGTGGCGTTGCACCGGATTGGCAAATGGATGTTGAGCTAGGTCAAATGGCAACAAAGCCATCAGACGACCACAAACGCGGCTTTAAAGTCGTTTTGTATAGCCCGAAAACATTTGGCGAAGAAACCCCAATGGTGGAATATTCGGGTTGCGGAGCTGGTGAGCGTGTTGGCTTGGAAGCTCTATGGGCTGAATATGAGCGCGTAGAAAAAGCACCTGGTCAAGTTGCAGTTGTAGAATTTACAGGCGCGACACCAACAAAAATGGGAGCCGGCAGCTCAAACGTGCCGAACTTCAGAATTGTCAAAATGATTGACGCACCGGCTGAATTGGTAGAATATCAGGGCAATGGCCTTGCAACTTCCTCCGATTTAGCAACGCCAGTTTCTGATGCTGTTGAGGATGACGAATTCCCCATCTAAACAGCTAAAGAATGTGTCGGCGGGTTATGCTCCCTCAGTCCCGCCGACACAACTTTTATGAGGGAGAAAAATGTGGGAGCATTTTTATGGATTTATTAAATAAAGCATTGGAAGTCGCCGAAGAATATCCGGTGTTTCCATGCGACGTCCGCAAGCGCCCGGTTTGTTCTGGCGGCTTTAAAGCGGCGACACAAGACCCGGCAGAAATTGAACGGCTTTTTAGCGTACATGGTGCAGCTTTAATCGGCGTGCCGACGGGTGAATTGTCAGGCTTGTCGGTTATTGATATAGATGTGCGCGATGGCAAAAAGGGCAAGGAATGGGTCGATGCAAACAAAGAACTTTTGGGCGTCACTAAGGTCGCCGAGACACAGTCTGGCGGCTGGCATTATTACTATCAGCACGTTGATGGTATCCGAAATCGTGCTGGCATTGACGGTTGTGTCGATGTCCGAGGTGATGGTGGTTATGTAATATGGCCGGAAAGCATTGGTTATAGGTGGGTTAATGATGAAGATTTTGGCACATTTCCTGACGCATTGGGTTCGGCCGTTGGTCATATGGTCAGCAGCATATCTAGTCCTAATGATGGTTCTGATTTGGATATGTGGGGCAACATTGTTGATGGCCGTGAAAAATTTATGGCTCGAATGGTTTATGCTGCGATTGCCAATTATTACCGCGATAATGGCACATATCCGACGCTGGAGTGGATGGTTGTTAATGTTTACCCGGTTTATGAGAAAAAGGTAAGAAGCCGAGGCGACGATTTAAACGCAGAGGGACGTGGAATTGATGAGTTTAAGAAAAAGGTTACAAGCACGTTAAATAAGGCACGAAAAGAAAGCGGAGCCGGGCTTAACACACCGCCACCTAAAGAGGCCATTGAACCAAAATCCGCTAGTAGTTTTGACCGTCAAATCAAAATCAAAACGCTTGATGAGTTAAGAAAAACACCACCACCAAGTTTTTTGGTTGGCGATTATATCATTGATAAGTCTCTGGCGGTAGTCTTTGGCGCTCCCGCGTCTTATAAGTCGTTTCTGGTTTTGGATTGGGCTTTATCAGTTGCGCATGGCAGCGATTGGAATGGACGGCCGACAGTTGCCGGGCGTTGTTTATATTTGGCCATGGAAGGTCAATCAGGCATATCAGTTCGGGCGGCTGCGTGGCATAAAGACAGGGTTTTATCTGACGCAGATGCGCCATTTTACACGGTTACACAGCCATTAAGCATGGCACTTGACCAATCTGACGATATTCGTTTGCTGGTTGAGGCAATTGACGCGATGGGAGAGGCGCCAAGTCTAATTATCGTTGACACATTGGCCAGGAGCTTTGCCGGTGGTGCAGATGAAAACAGCGCAACCGACATGGGTACATTTATCAGGAACCTAGACCTTATCCGGGAGCGATATGATTGCACCGTTGTTGTCGTACACCATACTGGAAAAAGCGGCGACATTCGCGGTTCTAGCGCTTTAATGGGTGCAGTTGATACGGCTATTTCTATAAAACGCGAGACTGGCACAAATCAAGTATGCGTCCGCGTAGACAAGCAAAAAGACGTCGAAGAGTGCGAGCCGATATATTTGCAAGCTCGTGAGGTGTCATTTGTTAGCGGCGTAATAGGCTCGGAGCGCACAAGTATCGTGCTCGATGTTACAGACCGAGCGCAACCGCGTGGCAAAGGCGTGCAAAGCGAAGTTAAATTATTTGCGTTAGAAGTGTTGCGCGAATGCTTAAAAGACACCAATTTGACAGAGACCAAAGGCGACGATTTTGGTGTTCCGGAGGACGTTTTTAAAGCTGTTTTGAAGGCCAAATATCAAGAGCAAAATCACAAGCCGCTTCACGGGACGCAGGTCACAAGGGTCACAAAAGATTGGTCAACAGGAGAAGGCGCTTTGTTTACTTATAACAATGGGTTGGTGAATGAACGATGGTAAAAAATCACAACAAGTCACAAGAAATCACAAAGAAATCACAACAAATGGCAAAACATCACAAACATCACAACCCCCTATATAATAGGGGTTGTGATGTGATGATGCGGGTGTGATGTGAGTATATTGAATTTAAATGGCGCAATTAAATATCGCAAGCGCATGGAACAGGTAAAGGATTTCACTAACCTGCAATTGAATGGTTATACGCCGACCGATATTGACTTTGCTTATGACGTAAAAGGTCAGTTGTTTATATTTGGCGAATTAAAGTTTAAGGGCGTCCCGATGCCAGAGGGTCAAAGACGTTTTTTAAAGGCAATATATGAAGGGCTGACAGCAGCTGGCAAAAAGGTGGTAATAATTGTGGCGGAACACGAAGCACCAACCGACCAAGATATTGATGCTGGCAATGCTATAGTTGTTGGTGCAACGGACAAGAATTTGATTGGAATGACAGTAAAGCAAGCGTGTGACAAGTTTTTGGAGCAAAACATATAAAGTTTATAGGAGCAGACGATGACTGAAAGAAAAAGCAGATATGATTTAGATTATATGACTAAAAAAGATTATGTGCCGCTGGCATCTTATGAATACGACCAGATAAATGGTGCGTTGAAGCGTCTTGATGCTATTGCCAGCGACATGGAATTGCGATGGGGAAAAGGAAAACTTGAGACATTGGTAAGCCCATCGACCGGCGCAAAGTTTGAAGCAGCGCGTGCAAAACTTGATGTGGCAATTCACGACCAGAATGTGCAATTGGTTATTAAACGAGCTGAAACTATGGAGCGTGGATGGAGAGCGCTGCAAAATGAAGCTCAGTCTTTAGGTCATAAACCAACCCCATCAGAGATATGGCACGCCAATGCTCCAGCTGAACAGGGTCTGAAAGAGTTTAACATTGTAATATGCAAAGATAATATTGATGCCACATTGGCAGAAACAGATTTGCCCGTGTATACTGTCACAGAGATTGCACGCATTGTTCGCAGTTGGCGTCAAAGTTTTGATGCACAAGAGGCAAAGAAGTTGTTCCCTGGTGCAGAGATTATCAGGCTCGAAGGCGATGATATGTTTGACGACAGCGTTCCATTTTAAAGGAGATTGTTATGGGTGATTTAGTTAATTTTCCAAGCATGAAGTTTGTACGGTTTTATAAAGATTTTATTGAGTGTGACTTTTGCGGTCAGCACACTAAAGGCCGGGTTTATGAAGACAGTCAGGAGATTGTTTGCGGGTCGTGCAACTCGGTATTGTTTGAATTTAAAGACGAAGAAGATGACTTTATGATTGTATTTAGACCGGATGAGGATGTGTGATGCAGATTTCAATGAAAACAAACATAAGCAAATTCACCAAGGCCATAGACTTAATTGGCAAAAGCCAAATACCATATGCAACATCTAGGGCTTTGAACGAAACAGCAAAGGACGTTCGTGAACAGATTTTGACGGGAACTTATCCGCGTTCGTTTACAGTAAGAAACAAAAAGTTTGCAAAGCTTATGTTTAAAGTTGACAGGTCTACCAAGCGAAAGCTCGTGGCTCGTGTTTATGACAGCCTTGGCCGTGATTACATGGCAATGCAAGAAAGCGGTGGCACTAAGAAGCCCAAAGGTAACAACCTGGCTATTCCGACCGACCAAATTAAGAGGGGCGCAAGGGGCATACCTAAAGGCAAAAGGCCAAAGGCTTTAATTAATCCAGGCAATAAATCGTTTAGACAAACCCTGCCCAACGGGCAGGACGTCATATTGCAACGGCGAACAAAGAAACGTTACCCGCTAAAGGTTTTATATCTGTTTGAACCAAGCGTAAAAATCAAGCCAACATTCCCATTCTATGAAGATGGGCGGAAAGTTGCGCAAAAAATGTTCAATATTAATTTTAAAAAGTATTTTAAATTAGCTAAAATGACCGCCAAGTAAACAAAAGGTACTATGACAGCCTTATTATTGCGGGTAACTCCCCAGCGCGATAAAAAACTAGCGACAGAAAATTTTTTAAAAGGATTTCCTTACCAAATGACAATTGAAGCAAATACAGTCGTTCCTGCCAAAACTATAGCCAAAGCGCTCGATTTAACTGAGCGCCGAATAAATCAGCTAGTAGCAGACGGCACATTGCAAAAAAGCGAGCGTGGCCGCTATGAATTAATCCCGACCATCCAGGCGTATGTTAAATTTTTACGCGAAAAAGCAGTCAACAGCGACGTCGGTGCGGACGACTATGCGGTGCAGCGAACTAGGCTGACAAAAGCCAAAGCTGACATGGCCGAAATGGAAAAAGACCAAATGGCAAATGTGCTAATTCCGGCAAATGATGTCGCAGACGCTTGGGAAGCTATGGTTTCTAATATGCGTGCAAAAATGCTATCAATACCGACAAAGGTGGCAGCGTCGGTTTTTGCAGCAAATGACGTCGCTGACGCCAAAAACATCTTGAAGGAGCAAATTAATGAAGGGCTTTCAGAACTTGCAGCAATTGAAGTCAAAACCGCTAATCCTGTCCGGTCAAGCGTTGACGATGGTGGCTCAGCAAACAATGAAGTTATTAGCACCACCGCCAAATCTAAAGGTTAGTGATTGGGCTGACGCCGAAAGACGTCTTTCACCGGAAGCAAGCGCCGAAGCTGGCCAATGGTCAACAGAACGAGCCGAGTACCAACGCGGCATCATGGATGCGTTGTCAGACGAAAAGACTGATACAGTTGTCGTTATGTCGTCGGCACAGGTTGGCAAGACCGAAATCCTGTTGAATTTAATTGGTTATCATATTGATTTAGACCCGGCTCCCATTTTGTGCGTGCAGCCGACACTTGATATGGCTGCAACCTTTAGCAAAGACAGAATTGCGCCAATGTTGCGCGATACGCCAAATTTAAAAAACAAAGTTAAAGATGCCCGCAGCCGAGACGCTAACAACACAACATACCACAAGGCATTTGACGGTGGTCATTTGACGCTAGTTGGTTCAAATAGTTCTGCTGGGCTTGCAAGCCGGCCAATTCGTTTAGTTCTGTTTGATGAGGTTGACCGCTATCAAGTCACTTCCGAGGGCGACCCAATTGATTTGGCAAAAAAACGCGCGTCAACATTTTGGAACCGCAAGTTTGTAATGGTCAGCACTCCAACAATTACAGGTTCAAGCAGAATTGAAGCATTGTTTGAAACTACAGACAAAAGAGAGTATCATGTGCCATGTCCTGATTGTTCGCATGGTCAAATTATGCGGTGGTCAAATGTGCATTGGGAGCCAGATAAACCTGAAACAGCTCACTATGCGTGCGAAGAATGCGGGACATTATGGGATGATGCGGCTCGTTATCGAGCAATACGCAGGGGAGAATGGTTAGCCACCGAACCATTCGCCGGGAAGGCGGGGTTCCGGCTATCAGGTTTATGTTCACCATGGACACCGCTAGAAAGCGCAGTTCGTGATTTTTTGGAAGCAAAGAAGCTGCCGGAGACGCTGCGCGTTTGGGTTAATACTTATTTAGGGGAAACTTTTATTGAGCAAGGTGAAAAAATTAGCGAAGACGACATTGCTGGCAGAAAAGAAGATTGGGGCGATAAAACGCCAGATGGCGTTGTAATGATTACCATGGGCGTCGATTTGCAAGATGATAGGATTGCTATTGAAACGCTCGGGATAGGACGCGACCAAGAAACGTGGTCATTAAAATATCAAGAAATCTATGGCGACCCATCCGGGCCGCAACTTTGGGCTGACCTGGAAGAAGCTATGGCTGCAACATATGAGCGCGAAGATGGTTTGGAATTGTCAATTCAATCTGTTTGCATTGATAGTGGTGGCCATCACACTCAAGCAGTTTACAATTTTTGCAAGCCGAGGTTTGGTCGCAGGGTTTTTGCCATCAAAGGTGTCGGAGGCGAGGGCAGACCGATGGTTGGTCGGCCAAGCACCAACAATATTGCAAAATGCAAGTTATTCCCGGTCGGCGTTGATACTGCTAAAGAAATAGTTTATTCTCGTTTGCGAATTCAGGAAGAGGGGCCGGGTTATTGTCACTTCCCATTTGACCGCGACGACGAATATTTTATGATGTTGACAGCTGAGCAAATTGTCACTCGGTATCATAAAGGTTTTAAAAAACGCGAATGGCGCAAAACTAGGGCAAGGAACGAGGCGCTTGATTGCAGGGTTTACGCTTTGGCAGCATCCGCAATTTTAAACACAAACATAAACGTGATGGCTTCCCGACAAACTGAACATTTAAAAGCTAAGCCAGAACCAAAAGAAGAATTTAAGAAAGAGCATAAAGTTTTGCATCGAAGGCCAAAAAACAAGGGCTTTGCTAATTCGTGGAGATAGTATATTATGGCAAGTAAGTTCAACACAACGGCGAAGGTCGTTAAGATGAAAATACGTCGGCCCGGTCGGCATTCGAAGCGTATCAAAGCGCGTGACAAGAAACAGACTTTCTTTACCCAAGGAGCTAGTCGTGGCAAATAAATTTGAAGTTGCAAATGCTCCGGAGGGCGTTCCAAGCAAATTAGTAGTCGGTGATTATGTTCAATTTAAACTTAGCAATCTTGTAGACGATTACCCAGTTGCAACTCATTCAGCTGAATTGGTTGCCAGGATAACAGCTGGCGGCGCTAGCGAAATTAAAATAACCGCCACCGAAAACGCAAGTTATTATCTTTTTACAGTTCCAAGCTCAACATCGGCAAGCTACGTTGCCGGCGCTTATTATTGGCAACTTGAAATTACTGAAACAGCATCTGGCAACCGGATTGTTGTGAATGACGGCACTTTTTCAATTGTTGAAGATTTAGATGTAAACAATGCAGATATTCGCAGCAATGCAAAAATAATGCTCGACAAAATTGACAGCATTTTATCTGGAAAAGCTGATAGCGATGTTAGCAGCTACAGCATCAATAATAGAAGTTTAAGCAAATTCAGCTTTCAAGAATTAATTGAGGCTCGTAATTTTTACAGTCGCGAAGTTAGTCGAGAAAAAAATAGAGACAATGTCGAAAAAGGTCTCACAACGAGCACAACAATTCTGGCGAGGTTTTAATGTCAATTCTTGATTATTTTAAAGCAAAACCAGCAAAAAAAACTGGCAAGCGGTCTTTTTATGGCGCAAACACCGGGCGTTTATTTGCTGACTTTATAACATCATCGCTTTCCCCAGATAGTGAATTGCGTCCATCTTTGCGAATACTGCGTGACCGCTGCCGCGAAAGCGCAAGAAACCATCCATACACTAAACGCTATTTGCAAATCATAACAACGAACGTTGTTGGCTCTACTGGCGTTCGGTTACAAGTTCGCAAGCGCAACCCTGATGGGTCGCTTGATACAGTTGGCAACCGGTTAATTGAAGACGCTTGGTTGAAATGGGGACGAAAAGGAATTTGCACAGTTGATGGCAAATTAACTTGGCATCAAGCGCAGCGTTTGTTTATGGAAACATTGACGCGAGATGGCGAAGTTTTGGTTCGCAAGATAAGAAACCCAAGGGGCAACCCATTTGGTTTTTCTTTGCAGTTTCTTGAGGCTGATTATCTCGACGAAGAATATGACAACATCAGCAAAGACGGAAACGAAATCAGGATGGGTGTTGAAATAGACAAAGCTGGCAAGCCAATTGCTTATTATCTATTTAAAAGCCATCCGCATAACACTCAAGGTTATGGTCAAAGAAACACTCGCGAACATATTCGCGTGCCAGCTGAGGAAGTTATTCACGCATATATTCAAGACCGTCCCGGGCAAACTCGCGGCGTTCCAATGATGTCAAACGTGTTGGCCAGGTTAAAAATGCTCGATGGGTACGAAGAAGCTGAATTGGTTGCCAGCCGCATTGGCGCAAGCAAGATGGGTTTCTTTACAAGCCCGACCGGAGACGAGTACGTTGGCGACGATTACCAGCAAAACAGCCCAATTATGGAAGCAGAACCGGGAACATTTACGCAGCTGCCGGATGGTATGAGTTTTCAGACTTTTGACCCGCAGCATCCAACTACGGCTTTTGGTGACTTTGAAAAAGCTATTTTGCGTGGAATATCTTCTGGCTTGGGCATTTCTTATGTCAGTTTGTCAAACAATTTGGAAGGCGTCAGCTATTCTTCAATTAGACAAGGCACGCTCGAAGACCGTGACCATTTTAAAATGTTACAGCAATTTATGATTGAATATTTTATTGATGAAGTTTATCGCGCATGGCTCGAACAGGCGATGACTTATGGCGCAGTCAACTTGCCAATTACAAAATATGATATTTTTGCCGACCAAGTCACATATCGCGCACGCGGCTTTAGTTGGGTTGACCCGCAAAAAGAAATAAATGCAAATATCGCAGCTGTCAGCAATGGCATTGTTTCATTGCAAGATATACACTCGCAATATGGTAAAGATACTGAGGAAGTATTTGAAGCGATTAGCCGCGAAAAAGAATTGGCTGCTCGTTATAATATTGAAACCGCTTTTGAGCCATTTGGCAACAAAGCCCCAGTTCCAGCAATGGTAGAGGGCGGCGAAGATGGCTAGTTACAAACCAAATGGCGGAATGATTGAAGAAGCCGAGCGCGGTCTTGAGTGGAGACGTGAGTTCGGTCGTGGCGGCACAGAGGTTGGTGTTGCAAGAGCTAGAGATATTAGCAACGGCAAGAACCTATCTGAAGAAACTGTCAAGCGTATGTTCTCATTCTTCGCTCGTCACGAAGTAGACAAGAAAGCTGAAGGCTTCAACCAAGGAGAAAAAGGCTATCCAAGTGCAGGAAGGGTTGCATGGGCTTTGTGGGGTGGAAACAGTGGTTTCAGTTGGTCACGCGCTATTGTTGACCGCTTGAAAAAAGAAGATGATGAGCGTATGATTAAAATAATCAAAAGCGATGAGGTTATTATGACTGAAGAAATTGAAACGAAAAATGAAAAAGTGATTGAGGCGCAAGAGCGTCATATTGTTGCTGTTGACGAAACAGACGAGGTCGTCACAGTAACTTTTGCAAAACATCACGACGAAGCACCTGAAGAAGCTGCCGACGAAATTATTGAACCAGTTGACCGATTTGACCGGTCAACTTTAAACTATCGAGCCGCAGTTGTTGAAGGTTCTGATGATAATAGCCGTAGAGTTCGGATGAGCTTGTCAAGTGAAACGCCGGTTGAGCGTTCATTTGGCATGGAAGTTTTAGAGCATAGCGAAAAAGCAATGGATTTGTCACGGATGGCTAGTGGAAGCACACCGCTTTTGCTCGACCATGACATGACCAAACAGATTGGTGTTGTTGAAACAGCTTATCTTGATAAAGCAGACCGCAAGTTGCGAGCTGTTGTGCGTTTTGGAAAAAGCGCACTTGCTAGAGAAGTTTATGACGACGTCAAGGATGGTATTCGAAGCAATGTCAGCATCGGTTATATTGTCCGCAACATGGACGCAAAGAATGACGGAAACGGGACGGTTTTGGTTAATTCGTGGCAGCCATATGAGGCCAGCATTGTATCGGTTCCGGCTGACGCCGGCGTTGGCGTGAACCGCAGTGCTAATTTTGTTGAAACTACTAACGTCAAAAAGGATATTGAAATGACTGAAGTAACTAAAGACGAAATCCGCGTAGAAGCCGCAGAAGCCGCAAAACGTGAATTTCAAAAAAACGCTCAAGAGATTACAGCTCTTGCAGTAAAACACAACAAACGCGACTTAGCTGACCAAGCGATTGCTTCCGGCATGAACATTGACCAGTTCCGCAGCGTTCTTTTGGATGCCTTGCCAGTTGGTGTTGCTCTTGAGCAAAACGCTGGCGCAGTTGACATGAGTAAAAAAGAAGTTCGCAACTATAGCTTTATGAAAGCTGTTCGCGGTTTGGTGAATGGTTCTGGCTTAAACGGTTTAGAACTTGAAGTTTCCGACGAGATTGCTAGACGTTCTGGCAAAGAAGCACGCGGGTTTTATGCTCCAGATACTTTTTGGGGTGGACGTCGTGACCTAATCGCCGGCACAGGCGCCGACGGCGGTTTTCTTGTTGGTACAGACCACCGTGGCGACCAGTTCATTGAAGCACTTCGCGCACGTTTAGTGTTCTCTGACCTTGGTACTCGTTTCTTGTCTGGCCTTAAAGGTGACGTTGCTATTCCAAAAATGACAGCCGCAGCAACAGCTGCTTTTGTCGCGGAAAACAACGCAGTTGCCGAACAGAACCAGACTTTTGGTCAATTGACACTTTCCCCGAAATCGCTTGGCGCGTTTACAGATATGTCTCGATTGCTAATGATACAGTCAGACCCATCTGTTGAGGCTATCATTCGTGATGACCTATTGAATGCCATTGCTCAGAAAATCGAGCAAGTTGCAATCAAAGGCGGCGCAACTAATGAGCCAACGGGTATTCTTGAAACAACCGGCATTGGCTCAGTTGCAATCGGAACCAACGGTGGCGCAGCCACATGGGCGTCTGTTGTTGACTTGGTCAAAGAAGTTGAAGCTGACAATGCTGCTCTAAACGCTGGCTCAATGGCATATCTAACAAACAGCAAAGTGAAATCTCACTTGGCTCAGACTGCCAAAGTCAGCTCAACAGACAGCGTCCAAATCTTGAATGACCCGTGGTCGAGCCTATACGGTTACAACATGGCCGTGACCAACAACGTTCCATCAAATCTAACTAAAGGTTCTGGGAGTGACTTGTCGGCTTTGATTATGGGCGATTTCAGCCAGTTAATCATTGGTATGTTCTCGAGTGCAGATGTTCTTGTTGACCCATACACAAACAGCGCAACAGGCGCGGTTCGTGTCCGGGTAATGCAAGAAATGGACTTGGGCATTAGAAACGCTCAGTCGTTTGCTGCCATTACTGACATCGATGCCTAATTTTGGTGAGGGGTGGGATATTCCTGCCCCTCATTTATTTTAATTAAGGAGAAAACAATGGCCGAACAAAACGTAAAAGTTGAAGTAATTTCAGGCGTTGGAATTAAGGGCGTTGCCTATCAAAAAGGCGATGTGGTCGAGGTTTCTCAGAGAGACGCTTTGCAACTTATCGCAATGCGTAAAGTTAAAGGTTACGAAGCTCCAAAAGTTGACCGTTCAGTTGGTTTAAATACCGAAGACGCGCCATCATTGGTCAAGCGAACAACCAGCAAGTTTAAAAAATAATGACAGTAGAAACAGCAGCAGACCGGGCAATTTTTTTTAGTTCTAATGATTTTGCTGAACCGGCAACTTATACGCCAGTGGGCGGGTCATCTAGTATCATCAATGGGATTTTTGACGATGAGTTTTTCGAAGCTGATGCAGGTGGCATGGTTACAGTTGCAGTGCAGCAACCGCAATTTCTTTGCAAAACTTCAGATGTTCCGAGCGCTGCTAACGGAGACGGATTATCTTATAATTCTGTTTCTTATATTATCCGCATTGCCAAGCGTGATGGCACTGGCACAACTACTTTAGTCTTGGAAGAAAGCTAGAATGGCACACGTTCGCAAATTAATTCGAGACAATATTAAAACCGTATTAACCGGCTTAACAACGACCGGCTCAAACGTATTTCAGACCCGGTTATTTCCAATTGAAGAAGGTAATATGCCGGCGTTGTGCATATATACCAAGACAGAAGTTACAGATTACTCAAGCATGACGCCACCGCGCACACAATATCGCACACTTGAAATTGCAGTTGAGGCTTATGTAAAAGGTACATCATTACTTGATAATTCAATAGACACCATTGCGGTTGAAGTTGAAGAAGCGTTGGCGACAGACTTAACGCGAGGCGGAAACGCTAAAGATACATTAATCACCGGCGTTGAAATTGATTACAGCCCAGACGGCGAACAGTCTGTTGGAATTGCTAGGTTCACAGTTCAAGTCGTTTATGTTACGCTTGAAAATGACATTGAAACCCCGAAATAAAGGTAGTGCAATGAAAAGAGTTACGTTATATAATCCGCAAGGCGATATTATTAACTGCTATGCAGATAGCGCCGTGAGATTAAAGAGTTTGGGTTGGTCGGAAGATGCGCCCAAAAGTCAATCAAAGACTAAAAAATCAGAAACTAAACCGGCCCAAACTTTAACCAAAGAGGACTAAAATCATGGCTACACACACAGGAAGTTCTGGCATCGTAAAGGTCGGAACCGCAGCTATCGCAGAAATTCGCAGCTATAGCATTGAAGAAGCTGCTGAAGTAATTGAAAGCACAAGCATGGGCGACACATTTCGAACGTATGACCCAGGCTTAAGAACTTTTTCCGGCAGCATGGAATGTTTTTGGGATGAGACTGATGCAAACGGTCAGGTTGCTTTGGCAATTGGTTCATCCGCAACAATCAGCGTTTATCCTGAATCCGACCAAGCTGGCGATACTTATTATACCGGGTCAATCATTGTGACCGGCATAACCGTTGGCGCAAGTTATGACGGTCAGGTTGAGCGTTCAATTACTTTCCAAGGTACTGGCGCATTAACAATCACGACAGTTTAAATCTATAACGACGAGGGGTGGCACTATGTCGAAACTAGGACAACAAATCAAAGCGAACCAACCTGAACTCATGTTGAAGGCAGAAGTGCCCGAATGGGGTCAGGATGGGGTTGCTTTGGTATTATACTCAACACCGCTGCTTTGCGGTGAATTTAACCGCATACAAAGAAAGCATCCAGATTTTTTAAACAACATGACGATTGAGGCTCTTGTTGATTTAATTATTTTGAAAGCTTGTGATGCAGCTGGCGAAAAATGCTTTGACATTGAAGACAAGCAAATTTTAATGCGACAGCCGGTCTCAATTGTTACAAGTGTATCAAATCAATTGATGGGCGAAATTGCTTCGGTTGAGGATGCTGAAAAAAACTAATTGGCGGCGAGCGTTTCATAATGTTTGGAATTGCAGACCGCTTAAATAAAACAGTCGCCGAAATTGAGCAAATGCCCTACAATGAACTAATTGAATGGGTTGCTTACTTGGAGATTATTAATGGCCGTGAACGAAAAACTTAATTTTATCATTCAGGCTTTTGATAAAACAAAAGGCATTTTTAATGCTTTAACCAGACGGCTAAACACCGTCCGAAAAACTATGTTAAACGTAAAAACCGGCATTATTGGCTTGGCTGGGGTTGGTGGTTTTGGTCTTTTACTTAAATCGACCGTTGAGACAAACGCAAAATTTCAATCATTGGAAGCGACGTTAAAAACTTTCCTGGGTACAACCGCCAAGGCGTCCCAAGCGTTTAAAGTATTGCAAGAGTTTGCAGCACAAACGCCATTTAGTGTTGATGAAGTTGTGACCAGCTTTAACAAAATGATTGCTTTAGGTCTAAACCCTACAGTCTCAGCGCTTGAAGATTTTGGCAACATTGCAAGCGGAACCGGCAAATCTTTAGAGCAGTTTATTGAAGCGGCAGCCGATGCGGCTGTTGGCGAATTTGAACGGCTGAAAGAATTTGGCATAAAAGCCCGGTCTGAAGGTGACAAGGTAACATTCACGTTCAATGGCGTAGAAACATCAATCAGAAAAGATGCCGCAAGCATTCAGACTTATTTGCAAAATCTTGGTAAAACAAAATTTGCCGGTGCAACCGCAGAACAAGCAAACACATTGCGAGGCGCATTTTCTAATCTTGGCGACGCGGTTGATGGCTTTCAAGTTCAAATTGGCAAGGGCGGTTTAAATCAAGCGGTCAGCGATTTATCAAAAGGTTTTTCAGATTTATTAAGAAGCGCTCCAGAGCTTGCCACATCTATCGGCGCAGTATTGGGTGAAGCAATATCATCTTTGACCGCAAAAATGAAAACAGGCGAAGGTGGCATAAAACAATTTGCCTTTCAATTGTCAGCCTCGATGGCCGAAAGCATTATGTCTGTTTTAATGTCATTGCAAAAAGCTAGTGATGGTATCACAGGGTTTTTAAATGTATTTGGCGCCGGTTTGCAATCCATTGATTTGGGTGAATTAATTTTTGACATGGCTGAGTTGGCTGAAAGTTCACGGAGCATGGCTATTGCAGCCGGCCTGGAAACTGGCGGTGCAGCCGCAAGTATTGCGCAGCTAGATGAGCAAATGAAGAACATTATTGGCAACACCGGCGCAACTAATACAGCTTTGACAGAAGGTCAAAAAGCATTAAAAAATTACGCAGCCAGCGCACAAGACGTTGAGGGCAATTTGCAAAGCGCGGCGCTTAACGGCGTCAAAGGTCTTGAAGATGGTTTGACTGATGTGATTATGGGCGCCAAAAGCGCTAAAGAAGCATTTAAGTCAATGGCTGCGTCTATTGTTCGCGATTTAATCAAAATAGCTATACAAAGACAAATCACTGGGGCGCTTTCAGGCTTGTTTTCTGGATTTGGCGGCGGTGGCTCATCTGGTGGCGCACCAATAACCGCATCAAGCGGCAATGCTATCGGTGGTTCTGTTCAAAGGGGCCGGGCTACTCTTGTTGGAGAACGTGGGCCGGAGTTATTTATTCCATCAGCTCAAGGCGGCATCGTTCCAAACCATGCGCTTGGCGGACAAAGCGGCGATGGTGTAACCATAAACCAGACCATAAACGTCTCCACAGGCGTCTCACAGACGGTTCGAGCAGAAATTGCCAGTATGCTGCCACAAATTCAAGATGCCGCTAAAATGGCCGTTGTGGATGCTAAACGCCGGGGCGGTTCATTTAGTAAGGCATTAAGGTAGAAAAATCATGGCAATAACTTTCCCGCTAAACCTGCCAACGTCTAAAGGCATTCACTCAATAACACTATATGCCCAGTCAACAGTCGGTGTTAGTGAAAGCCCATTCACTTACAAACAGCAAGTTTATAAACATCAAGGCCAACGTTGGGAGGCAGATGTCAGGTTGCCACCAATGTCTCGAGCTGATGCCGAAGAATGGATTTCATTTTTATTAAAATTAAATGGCCAATATGGCACGTTTCTTTTGGGCGACCCAAATGGCGCAACACCGAGAGGAAGCGCGGCCTCAACACCTGGAACTCCGGTTGTTAATGGTTCTGGGCAAACTGGTGGTGAATTATCCATTGATGGATTGCCAACAAGCGCAACAGGTTACTTAAAGGCTGGCGATTATATTCAGCTTGGGTCTGGGACAGCTTTGCAACTTTATAAAGTTTTGAACGACGTTGACAGCAACGCAAGCGGTCAAGCAACTTTGGACATCTGGCCAAATTTACGAAACTCGCCACAAGACGGAAGCACAGTAATTGTTTCAAATGCAAAAGGCGCATTTAGATTGTCAAGCAATGAAACAGCTTTCACAATCACTGAATTCACGAAATATGGCATAACATTTGGGGCGGTGGAGGTTGTAAATTAATGGCTAGAAATATAACAACAGCGTTTACTAATGAGGTTGATGCAAATGTGTTGTCGCCATTTATAGCGGTTCATTTAGCATTCAGCGACGAAGTTAATATGTGGACAGGCTATGGTGAAATAACATTTGGCGGCAAAACATATTTAGGAATGGGAAACTTTTTGGGGGTTAGTATTGGTTCTGAAACAACAGAGTTAAAAGCGTCCGGGGTTGACTTATCATTAAGCGGAATATCGTCTGAGTTTGTTTCTTTGTCACTGAACGAGGATTACCAGGGGAATGCAGCGCAGGTTTATTTTGGCGTTTTAGATAGTTCTGGCGCAGTTGTTGCAGACCCATACATGGTTTTTGAAGGTCGAATGGATGTCATGTCATTGTCGGATGGCGGTCAGACGTCAAGTATATCGTTAAGCGCAGAAGCTCAGTTAATTGACTTGGAGCGTTCTGGTGTTCGAAGGTATACACCGCAAGACCAAAAAATTGATTACCCGAATGACACTGGGTTTGATTTTGTGCCATCGGTTCAAGAATTGACAGTTTCTTGGGGTCGAGGTGAAAACGCAGGTGGTAACACTTCAAATGCGGGTTAATGATTGGGATATTCAAATGGATAAAGCAATCAAACGCTCAAAAACAGCAGAATTTAAATGGGGAGTGTCAGACTGCTTTTGTTTGGTTTCAGATGTAATTGAAGCAATGACTGGCCGCGACCCGGTAAAACAATGGCGCGGAACTTATAACAGCGAAATTAGCGCATGGAAGGCATTGCGAAAAACTGCCAACGACGCATTTGACTGGTGTGATAAAAACTTTGGAAAAAGAATTGATGTAAGATTTGCGCAGCGTGGTGATGTCGTGGGTATAATACAAAATCAAAATATGATACCATCTCTGGGTGTTGTTCTAGGCCGGCAAGTTATTTGCTTCGGTGAAAGCGGAAAAATTGAGGCTTTAGACCTTTTTAATTGTCTTGAAAATGAAGACATGGAATTAGTAAGCTGGCGGATTGAATAATGGGCAAAACCATAAAAAAGATTTTTAAGGCACTAACAAGCCCGGAAGCAATTATTGCCATTGCAGCTGCGTTTTTTATACCCGGTGGTGGCTTTGCCGCAGCTGCGTGGACAGCTGGCGCCATTAGTGTTTCAGCTGCTTTAATAGACGTTCCAAGTTTGCCTCAAGCGGCCAGTTTTAGCCAGGAGGCGCAGGGTCGGAATGTTATGGTTCGACAACCGACAGCTTCGCGAAAAATTATTTATGGACAAGTTAAAACATCCGGCCCGGTTTTATTTATGGGAACAACCGACAACGAAAAATATTTGCACGTTGTGGTTGCTATTGCGGGGCATCCTGTTGCGTCGGTTGGCGACGACGACCAATATGGAGCAGCCAAAAACAAAGTTTGGTTGAATGACAGTGAGCTTTATTTGGTTAATGTGTCAGGCGCAGAAGGTTTGGACGCTAATGGAGTTAAGCGTTGGATACAAACAAGCTCGGGGTATGGCTTTGTCGGTGATTTTGATAGTGAATATAATTATGGTTATTATAATTATGACCCGACACTATCTGGTCAACTTGAGGGTTATAAATTTTGGAAAAGCCCTAGTTCTCTTTTGAGAATGAAATTTTATGATGGCACACAAACTTTAGCTGACGCTGACTTGGTCGAAGCATTTCCAGATTGGAAAAACACAAGCGTTTTAAACAACACACCATATATTTACGCTCGGTTTGAATATGATGTGGATGCGTTCGCCAACGGTATTCCAAACATATCTGTTGAAATCGAGGGCAAAAAGATTTTTGACCCGCGTGACAGCAGCACAAATTATAGCACAAATCCGGCTCTAATTATCAGAGACTACATCAAAAGCGTTTATGGTTGGAGCGCAGCCGATAGTGAATTGGACAGCGCATCATTTATTGCGGCGGCAAATGTTTGTGATGAAGATGTGACGCTTGTTGATGGAACAACCGAAAAAAGATACACCTGCAATGGTGTAATTGACACAGCTCGTTCGCGTGGTGAAATACTAGGCGAATTGCTTACAACCTTTCAAGGCACATTAATCCGAGTGAATGGCAAGTGGGTATTAAATGCCGGGGCATATCAAACGCCAACCATTACGCTAGACGAGGATGATTTGCGTTCTGGGATACAGCTAACAACCAAAATCAGCCGACGTGACAGTTTTAACACGGTTCGCGGTGTTATTATTGACCCCGATGGCGATTATCAATTAACAGATTATCCAAGCATTACCAACGCAACTTATATAGCCGAAGATGGTGAAGAAGTTGTTAGCCAATTAAATTTGCCGTTTACAAGCAGCATGTCAACGGCGCAGAGACTTGCAAAAATACATCTTGAAAAACAACGTCAGCAAATTTCTTTGGTTTATCCCGCAAAATTAACCGCGTTCAAAGTTCGAACTGGCGATACGGTTTTGATTAACAACACTCGTTTCGGATTTTCTCAAAAGCCATTTGAAGTTGTTGAATGGAAGCTCGTGACTGATACAGATTTATCAGGCGCTCCCACTTTTGGTGTAAATTTAGTTTTGAGAGAAACAGCAGCGGCAGTTTATACATGGTCGGCAAACGAGCAAATTGCAGTTGACCCAGCACCAAACACAAATTTGCCGTCGGCGTTTACTGTTGGCGATGTTGGTTTAACGGTTTCGGACGAGGTTCGATTAATTAATGGGACTGCTGCAACCGTATTAATTGCAACAGTAACAGGTGGCGGAACATTTGCGTCAAATTATTTGGTTGAAGTTTTAAAAGCTGGAGATGACCCGGTTACAGGTTGGCGCAATATGGGTCAGGGCAGCAGCCAAATCTTTGAAATGTCAAACGTTGAAGATAAAACTTCTTATCTTGTTCGCGCAAAAGCTATCAACAACATTGGCGTCCACAGCATAAACTATTCACACGTTTCGCATCAAACAATTGGCAAATCAGCTCCACCGGCAAATGTTGCAAATTTCAGTGTTAATGTGGTTGGGTCAGAAGCGCATTTAACATGGGATGCAATTGCGGATGTCGATGTTGATTATTATCAAATCAGGTTTACGCCAAAAACTAGCTCGCAAACTTATTCAAATTCGGTGACAGTCGTTGCCAAAGTAAAGGCAACCAATGTGATTGTGCCGGCACAGAGTGGAACTTATTTTGTCCGAGCGTATGACACTACCGGCAATGCGTCTTTAATACCAGCAAGCACCGGCGTTAGCATTCAAAGTTTTTCGGGTTTAAATCTTGTCGCAACATCAACTCAAGACCCAGGTTTTTCGGGTGCAAAAACAAACGTTGTTCTTGACCCTGACACACTAGACGTTCCGGCTATCAAATTAGGTTCCGCAACCTTTTTCGATAGTCATGCCGGGCTTTTTGACGACGAAGTTGGATTGTTTGACGCCGGTGGTGGTATATCTGACACAGGCACATATCTGTTTGACAATTATATTGACACAGGTGGCGTTTACACAAGTCGCGTTACGGCTGCAATTGACAGCACGCGAATTGATTATGTCGATTTGTTTGACAGCAAACTAGGCAATTTTGATGCTGCCAACGGTTTGTTTGATGGTGACCCGGATACATATGACGACACAAATGTTGAGCTTTATGTCAGAACGACCAGCGGAGACCCATCTGGTTCGCCAGTTTGGTCAGATTGGCGCGTGTTTACTGTTGGCGATTACACAGCTCGAGCGTTTGAGTTTAAAGCAATATTGTTTGCAGAAAACGACAATTCAACTCCAGCAATCACCGGGCTTTCGGTGACAGTCGATATGCCTGACCGGGTTATTGCTGAGAACAACATAAGCTCTGGCACAGGCTCAAAAGTCGTGACATTTAGCCCAGCATTCAAGGCTTTGCAAGGTTTGTCTGTTACTGCCGAAAACCTAGACACTAATGAGCATTATGTGATAACATCGAAATCGGCGACAGGGTTCACAATTACATTTTATCATGGTCATGGTACGAGTGTAACAGACAAGACATTTGATTACGTCGCAAAAGGATATGGAGAAATCTCAACATGAGCCAACATGATTTAAACATTGCAAACCAGGGTTTTTCAGCATTTCGCACAGATTTGAACAACGCATTAGTTGCTCTGGGTGGTTTGCAGTCTGGCAACAGTGCGCCAGCGACAACTTTTGCAAATATGTTTTGGATGGAAACAGACACAAACAAGCTATGGTTGCGAAACGAAGACAACGACGCATGGATTGAAATTTTTACATTAGACCAGGTCAATGACAAAATTGCTTCGATTGGTGGTGTTATTACTTTAACTAGCACAGGTATTGACGTCACTGGTGACATAGTTTTGGGAACATCAAACGGCATTGATTTTGGTGATGCTGGTGGCTCTGGAACTGCAAACAGCAATCTGCTCGACGACTATGAGGAAGGAACGTGGACACCTGTTTTTGAAGGCACTTCAGACGCAGGGTCAAACACCTATGATAAACAGCTAGGGTATTACACTAAGATAGGAAATCTTGTTACTGCTACGCTTAGAATTAGAACTGATGCGCTTAGTGGAATGACTGGCAACCTTCGATTGGCAGGTTTGCCATTTTCTGTAAGAAATTTAGCGGCAGGTTTTGATGGTGCGGCTGGTGGAATTGTGGTTCATCAGGCTAATACTTTTGGTGTAAACTATCCTACATCTGGATATGTGGTAGACAACACTTCTACAGTCTTACTAAGTTATGTTTCAGCTATCAATGCAGACCCAACCAGTTTAACAATAGCGGATTTAGGCACAGGTGCTAATGCTAATGACATGATGGCTACAATTACATATTTAACCGCTACATAAACGGAGACCAGAGATGGCATTAACCAAAACAACAGTTATCGACAAGATTGAGGTCGTGGGTGAACACAAGATGGTACACGTTCGAACATCAACAATGATAAATGAAGATGGTGTGGAGCTTTCACACTCATTTCATCGTCACGTTATAGCGCCCAACGCAAATATTAAAGGCGAAGATGCTGAAGTTCAAGCGGTGTGCAATGCAGTGCATACGCAAGCTGTTAAAGACGCATATTCCGCATTTGTTAGTAAAGCATAAACGATGGATGACGAAGTCAAGACTGTTGTAGACTTTACTGCTGGCGGCGTAACTATCGGCGCGGTTTTTGATTTCTTGCCAGAAGCTACTGCGCTGGCATCACTTGTTTGGGTTCTTATACGCATTTATGAAACAGAGACAATCCAAAATCTAATCAACAAGGATTAAAGCCATCGAACCTGTCAGCACCATTTTAACTGGATTGGCTCTGGCACGTCAGGGCATCGCCTTTATCAAGGAAAACCTTGACAGCGCGAACGATGCGAAGGCCATCGGTCAACAGCTATCATCTATCCTGATTGGTCACGATGAGTTTAACAAAGAACGCTTCGCGCCTAAACTGGGCTTTGGTGACGTTGCTGGAGACATGATTGAGTACAAACAACAGCAAGAAGAACTTTACGAAATTAAGAAGCTGTTAAATTTACGCTTTGGCAGTGACTTTTATGCGTCTATAATCCGAGAGCGAGCTGCGCGCATCGAGGCTGAAGAAGAACGCCAGGCTGAGTTGCGTAAAGTTAAAGCGCAACAAATGAAACAGTTTATGGATATTCTTATGGTTGGTGCAATTACATTTGGTTCACTGGTTATACTTGGTCTGGCGGGTTGGATAATTTGGGAAGCCACCAAGTAAAGCGCGGAGAAGTTAAGACTGGTCGCGCTGGTGAGTTAATCGCGGCGGGTATAGTTGAGGCGTTAGGTTATCGCTCAGTTCTATGTCAACAAGCTGGTTTTGATATGCTGTTGATGCGTGACGATGAACGTCATTATCGTTGCGAAATAAAAACACGTTCGGTCGCGGTAACAGATAGCAATCGTAAAACATCAAAGATACTTAGATACAGTTGGACGACTGCTACGGGTTGCGCCTCAAAGGTAAAGCTCAAGGAAAGTGCAGTTGACCTTTTGATATTGGTGGCTCTGGATATTAGACGTTGTTGGTTTATTCCTACTTTCGAACATGGTATAGTTCGTAAACATATCAGGGCTGATGTTGTTGAGGCTAATGATGAGAAGCGTCAGCTAGACGAAGCGTTGGCGCGAATAGACAAGAGGTTGAAATGGTAGATTGGTCAGACATTCCTAGCTTCAGTGAGAGTGAGTTCACTTGTAGATGTGGTTGCGGCGCAACCGAGATGGACGAAACGTTTATTGAAAAGCTCCAAGACTTGCGCGACCGATGCAATTTTGGTTTTAAAATCACATCTGGTTATCGCTGCCCGGAACATCCTATTGAAAAATCAAAAGCGGAAGTCGGTCGGCTATCGGCACACACAACCGGCATGGCAGCTGATATATCTGTTCGGGGTGGTAATGCCTACACATTAATAAAGCACGCAACAAACATGGGTTTCACCGGGCTTGGTGTTAGTCAAAGCGGTGATGGTCGATTTGTGCATTTGGATATTTTAACAGGCGACGACGGG